TCCATTCATTCCCGCCAGCACCTTTGAAATTTTCTCGAATTCTTTCATGTCTTCTTCAATTATTTTATCTTCATCAACTTCGTATTCGGGTTCGTTAAAATACTTACTGTAAGGTTCTATTTCTGCAGGATTTATATTCCCGCCTGAGGCCATTAAAATTATTTCAAACTTCTCATTAATCTCGACCGCCTTATCAATCAGTTCAGCACCGTCATAGATACTCAGCCCTGAAATTTCCTTATCACTGAAATGCAGAAACATTTTAAGAGCAGTGATGCGGTCATAATAAAGGCTCAGCCATTTTTTTTTTCATTCTCTAATGCTTCTGATTCACGGCCTGTTATAATTTCATCTATATTTTTCGATGTCAGATTTTTCACCTCTTCACGTAATTTTTTAACTTCCTCTTCTACATGTTTTCTCCGTTCTTCAAGCTTCGTCTCCAGCTCATCTTCTGTAAAAATTTTGCCTGCATATACATAATCAACCATGAGAATAATCCGGTCCATATCCCAGGGCTTCATTTTGTTTTTCATCCGCTTTTTTGTTATAAACGGTTTAAAAAATAATTTACGCTTCATAGCGGTCCATATCGCATCGATGCAGAATTCATTCATGAACTCCGCTGCGAGTATATCGCCATCCATAAGGCCCCATTTTTTATTCAGCTTCTGGTGCCCTGCGTGCGTTGGATCAAGTATTACGGTTTTGTTCCCTATTTCAGTTACCTGAACTTTCATATATCCCCTCAAGTATTTTCCTCCCCCTGTGACGAGGGAGGAAAACTGATTAGTACTGTCTTACAAATTCAAAAACTCCATCCCTTGTTGAATCATAAAGGACTTCCATCTTCACCTGCCACTCGGAGAATTTCTTCTCTTCAAACTGGATCGGCATACCGTATGCCTTGATCCTGTAAGCGAGCATCCATGAGAGTTTATTTCCTCCGCGCTTCTGGGCATATATCAGTGCAGAATATTCGCTGAAACTTGAAGAAAGTCCGCCAACTTTAAGAAGTTCGCCTGTTTTATCAGCTTCAATGATTTTGAACCGTACAGAATCACCGGAAACAAATGCCGGAGATGCAGGAGCCGCAAGAGTGATGCCGTATCCGGTAACCTCTGTCGGAGTTGCTGAAAGCGTCAATTCCGCAGATACCGCAAGAGTATCAGCATTGTTAAAAGTACCGCCGCTGATATCAGAAAGAGCATACAGAATGCCTTTTGCTGTGCCTGTGAAAACAAACACATACTCTCCGCCTTTAAGATCAGTTGCCTTTCCTGAAGCAAGAGCAACCGTAAGTGTTGTGCCGGATGATCCTTTAATGTTTTCCTTCCCAGCAATCTGGCCTGCAACATTAGATGCGTAAGTCGTTTTTGTTCCTGCGAGCATCTGCTCCATTACCTCAATAGGATATTCCCTGGCGGTAAAACTGCACTCGGAAGATATCGCTGATACTTCACTATCAAGGTTATAAAGAGAAGATCCGCCGTTAAGCTTTTGGGATTCTCCTGTCAGCTCCAGATTTGCACTTCCTACCGCTTTCAGAAAAGAAAGCGGTTTGTATGTGTTTATATCCAGGAGAGCAAGGGAGTGTATCCCGTATATAGTCTTGATACTCATTTAGATCCTCCACTCATCTGTCATGTATTTCAGGGTAAGTCCCACCGACACGGCAACGTAAGTTTTTCCGGATTCTTCATGAAACATTTCAAAATCACCCGGCTCTATATCGTCACAGTATCCGCCGATAGTTTTATCCCTGCTTACTGCTTTTAAAACATCATTAAGACATTGCCTGGCATACCCGATTGTGCCGATTGCAATAACATCTATTCTTACAGGGCAGCTGATGAGCCATTCCGGTCCGAAGGACTGAGGAACTGAAGCACCGTCTTCGAATACATTTACAAGCGGGAGTTCGTCATCATCAATATCATACTCATAAGATGATTTGACGTTTGCTCCGATATTTGTATCGTAACCGTTGGCAGTGCTGATATTACCCAGCTGTGCAAGCAGTGCAGTTATTAATAATTCTCTCTGCATTAAGCCCTCTGCATTTTGAATATTTTTATTCCCGGTTCAAAATTTCGAGCCGGTGATGCTATTGTCCAGGTCTTGCCGTCTATACTTAAAGTATCACCTTTCTTAAGGGTGTGTAGTTCCACGTCTGATGTTTTAACTCTTATCTCCGGACCAGTTGCTGTTACTACACCGGCCACGGAATTATAATCTTTTGCGTCCTCATCGAAGAGGACAGGGATTACTTTTCCGATGTTTGCTCCCGCAGTAAATGTTGCATCTACTGCAAACTCATCAAACATTGTATCCAGATCATCTTCCCAGAATGGCATTTTACTTAACCGCCTCAGAAATTTTTTCTGCGATAGCCAGGATCAGATCATCATGGTTTAAATCACCTGCGAGAATACCAACCTCGCCGGCTTTAGTAAGAAGTTCATCGTCACCGAGAGCTTCGAGATCTTCCACAATCTTATCAAACTTTTTATCTGAGTAAATGCGTGCGGCGAGTTCATTTATCAGATCAACTCTGCTTTTTTTGTTGCAATCTATACCAAAAGATTGAGCCAGTTTATAAAGATCCTTATCTTTTTTAGACCGAAGATCTTCGAGAATTGCAGACATTATTTCATCTGGTTTTCTATCATCACTATCAGCAGAATCATCTGATTTTTCAGCAATCAGTCCGGCCTTGATCAAGGGTTCAACATCTCCCTCATAAGAAAACTCTTCACCGGATTTGAATCCGATCTTTCCAATAATATTATAAACATCACCTTCATCTGTTTTCTCAAGACCGTGCTTCCTTTTGTCCGCCTGTTTCTCGGTAAGTTTTATCTTACCGAAAGACAGTGTTAAAAACGCTACTATGACAATATATGCTTTCATAAGCTACCTTTAACCCAGTGTTGCAAGACAGGCATGCTGCCAGTAACCGTAACCAACGTTGCGGCTCGAATTCACGCCGTACAGGTACTTGTTATTGACAAAGGCGTATTCAGAATCCTCTGCGAGAGCCTTAAACACAACGCCATCCTCTTCCTGACGGATGAGAGGCTTCACGTTCCCGTCTGCCCTGAAAGTTGCAAATTTTGTTGTCCATGTGAGACGCGGATTCACAGCAAGGTTGATGTTAAAATCACTGGCAACAATTGAGTTTGTTTTACCCGATGTAAGTACCGGATTTGTGATCGCAGCTACAGCCGCGCTGTAAAATGTGACAGGCACCATCACAATAAAACTGCTGGCCCCTTCATTCATAGGTTCGCCCTGATCATCTTTGAAGCCAAGGATTGCCTGTATAGTCTGAAGAATTGACAGTTCCATCTCTTCAGGCGACGGAGCGGTTGTTGATCCATGCTGGTTGCAGGCAAGAGCGGATATGTCTATCGCCAGGTCATTACTCTGCGAACCGCTATCCCCTTCACTGTGGTCTGTGTCGAAGAAATACTGCCCGTCGTAACACACAGCAGATTCGCCGGCGATCATGAGCGTGGTGAGGAGCTTTGCAAAATGCGCGTTTGTACGGTCCGCAAGCTCTCTTACCCTGACAAGTGTCTGATCGGACTTATCTCTTTGCATATCACGGGCAAGTATTTCAAGTGTTGCTTCAAATTCAAGATTAGGAATTGTAATCCCCGCGTCCCTGAGACCTTTAGGTTCACGGCCGCCGATCCACTGCCTCATCATTGGCACCTGGCCGAGCCATTTATATTCTTCCGTCGGCTGTGTTGACTTAAAATACATCGATATCTTGTCAATCCAGCTTACGCCGGGGTTCTGTTCAAGCCTGGCGAAAAATTCACCTATGATCGCCTTGGAGGAAAGAGCATCTACTCCCCAGAGTACGATGCAATTCATCAGCATCGTTATTATAAACATTACATAAAGTTTAATTAGTTTCATCGGTTTACCCCTTTACTGTCCCAATCTGTTGAGCAGATAGTTTATTTTTACTGCAAGCGACGCCAGGGCGTTTGCGACCTCGGCCTGTACATATGTGCTGCTGATTGCCGCTATTGTGTTTGCAGCAGTCCCTCCGGAACTGTCGGTTAAAGCGGTTGCCTGACCGTTATTTGCCTCAAAGGCAATTATGCCGTAACCGGTTGACAGCCACCTGTAAACATACCCTATCCGGGTGTTAGATCCGGGCGTCAGCGTGAATGTATCATCATCAGATGCATATACATCTTTACCTACGTCGGTAATTGCAAGGGATGTTATTGCCAGCTTGATCTTTCCCTTTGAAAGAACCCTCACATTGATATCTCCGGCCGATCCCGCGCTGTTATCCGCTATCTTTTCGGCAAATCCCCTGAAAGGATCTCCTGCTGCCAGCGGCCTTGCATATCCGCTTGCGTTGTCTCCCACTGCCGCACCTTCATAAATTATATCTGTAGCGATAACAGGGAGTTCATTGATTTCGCCGAGTTCATATGTTCTCAGACTATTCTTTGCCAGCGTTGTCATTTACCAGCCTCCTTCTTTTCCTGAATTTTTACTCTTCCGTCTTTGGCAGCCTTCATGTACGATAAATAACTCGCGTAATTATCGCCGAATTCCGCCCTGACATTTGGATCTTTATCCCAGGTCTCTTTTGCCTGTTCTTCAAGCGGTTTGGTGTTTGCGGAAGTCTTTGTAACATCCGGAGTATCTACACGATCTACTCCTGCATTCAGATCTCCAGCAAATTCTGTCGCTGCTGTTTTCAATGCTTTTTGCTGTTCGGCATTGATTCTTATTGCCGCATCACCTGCGGTTGATTTTCCATCGAACATCATTTCATTTATGATGTTTTCGTGACCGGGGAGCATCTGACCGGCTACACCTTTGATCCTTTCCCTTTCTGCTGCAGCTGCTGATTCCCTGATTACCTGCTCGCCCTGAGCATTCTCTTTGAGAATCTCTTCTTTAATTTCCGCAAAAAGAGCTGAGTGATCTTTTTTCAATATTTCTATTGTTAGTTCCACTTTAGTCTCCTGATTTGTTTTAGTTTGATTTACCGCATCGGCACCGGATGCAGACTGTGAAGTTGATTTATTTATTACTTCTAACTGAATATTGTTTTTATGTTCTGAAACAACTGCAGCACCGGCAGTACTTCCAGATTTCAATTTATCTATAACACCTTCAAAGGTTGAAACACCGTCAACCAGTCCGGCGTCAATAGCTTCCTGACCTATAAAAATTCTTGCATCTGCCATCTGTTCCAATACCGTCTCTGAAGATTCATTCCTGTTACGCGCAACGGCATCAACAAACACTGAATACAGGTAATCGATTCTTGACTGTATATAATCCTTGTCATCGGGGGAGAGTGGTTTCACATCAGATCCTGATGCCTTGTATTTCCCTGCAAATATTTCTGTAATATTGATCCCGAATGCTTTATCCATTTCCGAAAAATCATAATGAGTTGTAATTACACCGATTGAACCGGCTTCAACCGTTCCGGAGGAGATATATATTTCTGATGCCGCTGATCCAATCCAATACGCGGCACTTGCGATTAGTCCGTCGCAATACCCGATTATACTTTTATTGTTTTTTGCTTCATATATGTAATCAGCGAGTTCCTGAGTTCCGTCCACTGTTCCGCCAGGGCTGTCTATATTGAGCAGGATTCCTTTTATCTTTGCGTTATTCACCGCATGGTTTATTTTTGATTTTATTCCGGTCATTGAGGATGCACCGTATATCACACGTTCAAAAAGTGACGGTGATTTTGATAATACACCCTGCACCGGGATCACTGCAACGCCGTCAATCACCTGATAAGGATCATTCCCGTTCTGGGGGAGTGGTGATATTGAAAGCATTTTTGCTTCGAGTGCTTTCAGGTCTATCTTTGGGCCTTCTTTGTGAGATTTAATAATCTCTGATATTGCTATATATGCATCGTGCTTAATTGCCCAGTTCTGATTCATCAGTTTTATCAGATTCATCAACTGTTCCTCCTGTTATATCTGTACTTGTGGATATACCGACCTCTTTCTTAAATGCCGTTTCTGTTTTAATCTGCGCCTGGTTTTTATCCCATTCACCGCCGATCTCTATTGTTTCGCGCTGTATTGTCGATGTGAGATTATTGATTCTTGCCGTTGCCGCGTTTGCCGCTTTAAGCGGATCGATGTGTCCCATAGGATCACCGAACCACTGGGCTCCGCTGTATGCTTTGCGTATTGAAGGATTTTTAAAGAAACCGGGAGCAGATATCCTTCCGAGTGATACCGCTTCATAAAGAAACAGTTCATAAGACGGCTGACAGAATCTGTACGCAAGCCATGTCCTGCGTTTTCTGAATTCTCTCCAGGCTTCGAGAAATGCCGCCTGTGCTGCTGAATATGACGCGGTAAATCTTTTGATTACAAGTTCATAAGGTATACCTAAA